ACCGTTGTCTCTATATTCGCCAATTACAGCTGCTCCTGTTAATTGAGTGTCGTTTATAAGCTTATTCCCTAATATATTTTCTACAGCTCCAATATCTGAACTTTCAGACTTGCTGATGTTCACATTTAAAGCTTCTCGATATTCACCGGGCTTAAGCATTTTATCATCTAAATCGCGATTCATTCGACTCGCGTTAAAGAGTCTTTTAATTTCTGGCATATTTTAGTGTTTAATCCACTTTGACTTACCTCTTAATACTTGTGTTAATTCTTCTAATTTAAGATTACTCAATCTTATTTTAGCATTTCTCATTTTTGCAGCAGCCTCTTTTTTGTATAAAGCAGCGGTTGGCCCACCTGATGGACGTAATTTTGATAAATTATAAAGCATATTTGCATATACTGCATCCTCAGCAAGCTTTGGCACTAACACATTTTCAAAATTACCATTATCACCTAATCCGTCTGAAATATATTGAAAAGCTATTAAGTCACCTTCACTGAAAAAAGAGTCAAAATATAATTTACCAGCTTGCAAATCTAAAACATAACTTCCATTTATGTTCTGTCTTTCAGGTTCAGAACCATATCGTCTCCCGTATGCGGAAAGATCGTCATCGTCGTAATAACCATCGTAATAATTTTGAAAATCTTTAGTTGTTAAAAATCTTTCTGATGCTTGAAAGCGACTAGCTGTTTCAGAAGTTTCATTAAATATTATATTACCATTCTGATCATATATATATTTAAAATTTTCGTCCTGTATTGCAGCTTTGGTTGGTTTTACATATTTAGCATTTTGTATTGGTCTATGATTGCCATTTGAATCTACATACGAAACTTTAACGTAATTTACATAATCCGAAGGCAAGGACATTTGCAATGTAGAACTTAGCTCTGTTTCAATATTTTTTTCTGCATGAAAAACATCATAGCTAAATTCTTGTACAGAGCGTTGAGCCCAAAATGCAACCTCATATCTTGGGATTTTAGTTAAAACTTTTCCATCCCCAATATAAGCAATCATAAAGTTATTTATAATGTCATTTAAATGTACTCTGCTATAATATCCAGCTATAGCAGACCCTGTTCCGCCTTCTTCGGATGAATAATTGTCTACGTCTAAAGGTTTTCTTGATATTGCCATTATTGTTCAGTTGCTTGTAATTGTTGATCTTTTGATTGTCCAAAGCCCGCTATATCCGCTTGCTTTATAGTAACACCTGCTAAAGTAAGTATTTTATATACTAATTCATTTTTTTCAGAAGGGTGTAATTCAAAATTTAATGATTTTGCAGCATTGCTATAATCGTCCGTAGATGGATTAAAAACTGTAGAATCATATATAGGCTTATTTGGAACTCCGGACGCAATCTGCTGCGCCGTAGGCATCAAATAACCCCACTTAGGTTTGTTTGGTTTCTTAAGATATTCCAATAATACATTAGATGCTACGGTAGATGGGTATATTTTTATTGCATTACCATTTATTGTATATACAGGCTGAGTTGAAACTGGAGCTGTAAGCGGAGATAAATTTATATATTTTAAATCTTTATGAGAAGCTAAATCAGCATCAACATTATTTACGGAAACAATACCAACTTTATATAAATCACTTGGTAGTGCCCATAAATTATTTGAAACAGTTAAATTTGAAGAAGCATAAAATATATTTATTTTTTCAGAATTTGATAAAACAGGATCTGAAAAATCTGTGCTTATTGCAACGCCAGACTCATACATTGCTTGCTTATTGAAATAATTTTCAAATATTTCATTTTGAGCTTGGTCCGCTAAGTTATTAAACTCTTCTGGAGTTATGTAACCTCTATTGTCTTTATTAGTAATAGTGAGTACAATATTATATACCTCGTTTATGTTTACCATGCGTATCTTATTAATTAGTGAGCATAGGGTTGATTTCTCACCCTATACCCTTTTTCTTATGAAAGTTTTTTCATAATAGACTTCATCAAATCAACACCTTCATCAGTTTTGAAATATTGTGCTAATGCACCATATGGATGTTGATCAAAAGGTACAGTCATTACCTTTTTACCATTTGCTAATTTAAATACTGTTCCATCGTCAGTTAAGTTTAATAAACCAATTTCAACAGCTCTATTAGCTAAATTTCTAAGTTTTATATCTTCGTCTTGTGATAACTCAATAAATAAAGCTGGATCATCTTGAGCAAATCTATAAGCATCTCGTTTTAATTCTTTAGAAGACATGCTTGAAACAGCTGAACCTAATTCGGTTCTCATGATTGCTTCTAAATGATCAACATCTAATGTTCTTACAAGATTTAAAGCTTCAAGTTCTAATTCTAATGATTCAATTTCATCAGTAGCTTCTTTAACTTCATCTATTTCTGTCCACAGCATACCCGCTTGCGGGTGGTACAAAGACATTAATTTTTGTAAACTTTGTTGTTGTTTTGGAACTTCAAGTACACCATCATAAAAAATAATGTGGCCTAAAGTAGCATATCCGCTTTGTTCATCAGCAAATAAAGATTTTTGATTTGTTGCATATCGAATTTCTTTTTGTTCGCCGTTTTCTTCATCAAACCAAAACAAAGGTTTTCTTATAGTATGTTTTGACTGTACAGTCCAGCTAATTGGAGCCTTATTGCCTGTTAAAACATATATTCTATCTTTTATTTCCCAGTTTTTTTCAATCTTACGTACTGGAGCTTTTTTTGTAGTTTCCATAATATAATATAATATAATTAATAATAGAGGTATGGGGCAGCAAAGCCGCCCCGTCCCCTATAAAGTATTAAGCTTTAAACAATACGAAATTGTTTGCACCTTGTACAACTAAACATCTTTCAGATAGATAGTGCATTCTCATCTCATCAATTGGAGAGTTAGAAGCGCCACCAACAGATCCTGTAACCCAAGATTTGTTTTTTCTGTTTTCTGTTTCAGAAGCACGGTAACGTACATGCAAGAATGGTCTCTTGATGTTTTTACCTAGCACTTGATCATAAACTGTTGAAGTACCAGCAGGAACTAATACACCTTCAATATCTTTGAAACCTCCACGAGTAGAGAAATCATTTAAGTATTTCCAGTCAGTTTTATAGAAATCATAAGAACCACGACGGTATCCTGTGAATCCTAAGTTAAGAGCCATATCTTCGCTGTTGTTAAATACTCCGAAAGAAGTACCTCCAGAATATCCTCCATTTTGCTGCGCAAGAATGTCATCAATTTCTAAAGAAAGATCGCGACCTAAGAAAAGCATGTTTTCTTCAATTGCTCCTTGCTTGTCTAATTGCTTAAGAACAGCGTCAAAATCTGTTAATGCTCCACCTGAAGCTTGTGCTCCAAAGTCAGAATATACATTACCACGATCTTCAATAGCAGCAAAGAATCCTTGAGAACCTTTAGCAGTAGCTGTAATGTTTGAATCATAGAAGTCTAGAGTAGCTCCAGTACCGTTTTGTTCAACACCTTCAACCATTGCCATTTCTAAGTAATCTTCCCAACGTAATCTATTTTCGTGCTCAGATTTTAGATACCATAAATATCCAGAAGCTCCGTTTTCAGAAGTCACTTCAATCCATCCGATTTGAGCAGTGTCAGAACCATTGATAGAATAGTGCTCTTTAAGAATAACAGGGCTGTTCTTAAATGTAGCATAGCTAGGATCTAGCTTTTCAGTAAAGTTAGAAGATCCTTTTGCAAATTCAGAACCATAAGCAAGAGCTGTGAATCTTTCAGTTGCTAGGATAGCTGGAGTTCCAGTTAAAGTTTTAACTTGGAAGTATTGTCCAGATACATTTGTTACAATACCTTTAACAACAGACCCAGTACCTCCGATTCCAGAAGTAGCAGAAGACTGTGCTTGGATCATAACTGTTTGTCCTTTTCTAAAGTTAACAGCTGTAGTTCCTTGAGTTGTAATACCTAAGCTTGTTGGTTGAGCGGCAGGAACAGTAAAGTTCATAACTTGTCCACCAGAAGCAGATAATGTAGCTGTTCCAGGAGTAGTTCCTGTAGTAGGCATTGTAGCTGCAGAGCTTAAGTAAATAATGTTAGCATAACGAGTATGCAATCTGCCTTGCTCAGTCCAAATAATTTGATCTGAAGTTGAAGGCATTTCCGCTGATACCATACGAAGGAAAGATCCGATAGAGCGATTTCCGTAACGCTCTACTTCTTGTTCGTATACATCAGGTAAAAATTGTTGTGCCCACTGATTAAATGAGCTGTCTGTAAAATCAATATAGTTACCAGTATAAAGAGCCTTGCTTTGAGTTGGTTGCAAAGCTGCTGGTACTCCACTTGTAAAAGCCATTTTTTAAATGTTTTTAAAAATTAATTAGTTATTTCCATTTTATGCGCAATCGATCCGAAGAATCACTTTGTACAACTCTTACTTTATTATCTGTAGGCGCCATGGCTGAATTATCAGTACGTGGGCTCATATCAATATTTTTAGACTTAGCTGCTGCTTCTTTTATAGCATCGGCACGGCCCTGCTCATAAAAATGATTTGCAATTTTATCTGCATTATTAGCTGCAAATAAAGCCTTATGATAATCACCTACTTTTTCCATGTGCCCGTCTTTATTTAAAAACGGTGTAATAAAGTTTTCAATTGACGATTGTGAAGTTTTTACTTTTTCTGTATTATCAACTTTAAATCTATATTTCTTTTCTCCAACTTTGAAATCAAAACCTTTAAAATCATTTTGGAAAAACTTTTCAGATCTAGTGTCAAATATTTCTTTTGCTTTTTTAGATTGTTCTTCGTATTCTCTTGCTTCGTTGTAAAACTCATAAGCTTTTTTATAGTCATCAGGAATATCAGTTTGCTTTCTTAACTTAAGATCAGCATAATATTTCTCTTTTGAACTATTAAAAAACGTCTGCGCTTCATATAGTCTTTCTTTAAATGCAAGTTGTTTTGCTTTAATTTCAGATTGTTCAGCAATCTCTTCATCATAAGCAAATTCTTTTTGCATTAAAAAATTTATATCCTCATTATCTAAATGAGGTTTTGCATTTTTTAAATATTCAAAAACCAAAGTAGTATTATCCATTTTAGAATAATCTCTATTAAGGTTTACATAATCCTCAAGACCTCCTCCTGTTTCTTCCATAAAGCTAATTAACTTTTGGATGTCTTCTGGATATTCTATTTGTTGTGGTTGTTCGGGTTCAGAAATTTCTTGTTGTTCAGATTGTGTTTTTTGTTCAACAATATTTTCTTCAACAACTTCTTCAATAACTTCTTCTAAAACATTTACCTCTTCTTCTTGACTTGGCTCTTCTGTATTTTCGACCCGTACTTCTTCGTCCACTTTTTCGCTATCTCCGGCTGGTTCATCCACAGATACGCGCGTTGTTTCTTGCTCTTGAATGGCATCTTCTTTTTGTTTTGGTAGGCTGTCAACATTCACGCGGTACACGCCATCATCTTGAAACCCATAATTAGAATCTACTTCGCCAGCTTCTATTGCCTCTTGCAATACAGCAGCTTCTTTTTCTTGTGTTGAAACATTTTCTGTGCCTTCAACAGCTTTTACTTGTACATTTTCTTCCATGATATAATATAATATAATAATTTATTTTTTTACTTAGGCTCAAATCTTGATAAATCAAACCCACCTAATACGTCATTGCCTTTTGATTCAAATGACTGCTTAGGTTTTTCTGTTTTTGGTGGCCCAGCAATTGAACTAGCAGATATTTTTTTATCAGCTATTTTTTCTTGTGTTTCAGATTGTTTGTCAACCAATTCTTTTTGAGCAGATAATTCTAACTCTTTTAATTTAACATTTAAATCATATTCAAATTGCATTAACTGCTTTTTAGTTTCAGCCTCAAATTGTAGTTTCTTAATAGATAGTTCATTTTCAGCTGTTGAAATTTGAATAGCACTTTCGGATTTAACTTGTTGTGCTTGTGCTTTTGCGTTTTCAATTTCAATTTGCGCTTTACCTTGCGCTTCAGCTTGAGCAACAGCAGCGGCCTGTGCGGCTTGCTGGTCAGTCATTTGCTTTTTAAGTCTTCTGAATTTTAGTAATTGATTAGCAAGTTTTATGTTTCTAACTTCTCTAATATCAATTGCATCTTCTAAGAAAATACTTTGTTGAGCTAATGCTGCTTGTATATTGTTTTCTAAAGATTGTCTTTCAAGTTCATCTGGCTGTAAATCTAAAAATATACCAAAGTCATGTAGATGCAAGTTTTCTAATTCTTTTAAAGAACCTACAGAAAACTGCCCTAAACTTGAAATAAACATATCTCTTGTTGGATGGAATTCTAATATATCCTTAAATCTTAAAGATATTGCTTCCGCTAATGTTTTTGTAATAAATAAGCTTGACTCTAATATGTGTCTTGTAGCTACATTACTATTAGCGGCTGCCATTTTTTGAACCCCAACTAATGCTTTTGGATCTGGATCAGATCCGTCTCTTGCTTCATTTAATCCGGTAATATCCCGAATCATTTGTAAATATTGATTGTATGCTCCAATCAATAATTGTACTTGGTTTCCACCGCCACCAGGAAGTTCTTGAATAGGCACTTTACCTGGATTCGGATCACCTTCAACAGTTAATGATCTACCTATAATAGATCCTGTTTGGAAATACATGTTTAATGCTTCTTGCGGATTGTAGCTAGTGCCATTCCCTAAATCAATTTCAGCCAATCCATCAGCATCAATATAAACCCCAGATGGAGTCATTCTTTGTATTGCTTGTTGTAGCTTTAAATGCGTTAACTGAATTAAATCAGCATAAGGTGTCATTTTAGCAACCAAAGAATCAATTTTACCTTTATATATTCTAGGAGCTGCTACAACATAATTCATTAAAACCTTATTCGCATTAGAATGAGGTCTAATCATATTACTAGCTTTCTTCCATTTTAAAAGTTTATTAGCTCCCAAAATGTAAACACCTTCATATATTACCTCTTGTGCCTTTGCTACTCTTTCAAATCTTGTTCTTTTATCTTTTGGCGGATCAAAAGAATCATCTTTTTCAATTGCTTTTTCAGCGCCAGAAGCAATTTCTTTTATTTTATAAACGTTGTTTTCCCACGTTTTCCAATTAAAATATAGAACGTTAACGCTATTATCTGCTGAATCTGTAGTATTTTCTACACTATAATTATTTGAATAATTATTCCAACCGCCACTTTTATTACTTAAATCTTCAATATCTTCGTTTGATAAACTTGGAAATTGTTTTTTAAGTTCATTTACTCTTGTTGATTTTATTTCACCAAAATAATAGCAGTCTTGAAAATAAGGATCTTCTGTATATGACCATATTAAGTTTGCGGGATCAACGTAATCCAATTTAACGCCATCGGTATTATTAAAAGAATGACGCGCTGCTCCAATACCTAATACAGCTATATCATAATCAACACGAGATTTTGTATATTCGTATTTGTTTTGATTAAATATATTTGATATTGCTTGTTCTTGTGCTATTTCTATGCCTTGCTTATAGTTAAGCTGCATAAATAAATCTAGCTCTTCACTTGATCCAGGTAATTTTTCTTTTTCAATATTACGCACATTAGTACCAAGCTCAGCCTCAATTAGATCAAGCATGGCATTAGTGTTCATATCTCTTTGAACACCTTCAACGTATTTTGTACGTTTGCCAGTAGAAATAGGATCTTCACCTACTGCTCTAACATTATATAAGCGGTCTTGCATTCCGTTTACAACAATATCAATAAACTTTGGAATGATTGGTACAGGTTTCCAATCTAAATTAAGATATGATAAATCACCATTAATAGCAAATTCATCTTTATATTTTCTTATTGATTGTTCACCTCTAGCATATAAACGTAACCTATGAAATTCATCGCGTAAAGCATAATACCTGCCTTGTGATCCGCGGCCTGAATTAAACCATTCTTGTTCTATGGCTTTTGCAACTTGCGTACCATATTCAACAGTTTTTTTCTCTGAATCAGACACTGCCTGACTTGGAAAATTAGAATAGTTATTTTTTATTTTTGCCATATTTACTTAATTAGCACACTTTGATCTCCTTCATTCTTATATCTTGAGAATGAAAAATTAAGTTTTTTAGTTGATCTTTCTTGTCTTGGTCTATATAAATGTTTTCTACAAGCCATTATTGCTAAACCACTACTGATTGAAGCGTCATGCGCTGTTCTTTTTGATATATCAAATTTTGCCCAATCTTCTAATGTTCTTTGAAAATACATATTTCCATAATTATCACCAATCTTCCCTACATTTTCTTCTATGTAGGATTCAATTGCTGCCGCGTGAGCTTGACGTATATCTTCAGAAGTGTTTGGTATTCCGCCAAGTTCAGTTTCTGTTTTTGATAATGCTCCGCGTAATTTATCTGGTCGGTTCATAGAAAAACCTCTATAACCTCTTCTTTTAAAATGATATAATAATCTTGGTTTATTATTTTCTGCTAGTATTGACATTCCATAAAATACACAAGCCATTAAAACATCTTCAAAAAATATTTCAGCTGTTTGTGGCCTTGCAATGTATTCTAAAAAAAATTTACTAGAAGGAAAATCAGGGTTCATTGAGAAAGTTGTTAAACCATGCAATGCTCCGTTAGATCCACCGCCACCAACTGTTCCTGATATATCATATGAGTCACAGCCAAAATATCCAAATCCTTCATTGCCTGGATATTTTATGCCATTCTTTTCAATTACATTATTCCTATGCTCTGCTTTTGGCAACCAGCTTATACGGAATCTACCGTTTCTATTTGGTGTCCAAACAACTTCTGTATCTTTTATTCCATTACGCCAAGAAAAGCTGCCTTTAACCACATAGCCATTCATAGCCATCTCCTCATTATGATCTATTTGTTCATAAATCTTAGTAAGATTAAATAATGAATTTACTGTTTCATCTCTAAACGCATGCTTTTCACTTCTTGGAAATTGTCTATAGTATTCGTTTAGAGCGTCAGAATCATTCTTTAAACCTTCTACTTCATTTTCCCAATGCTCAATAACTCCTGTATGTATGAGACCGCCATCAATTCCTTCAACCGCTTCTCGTGGTGTATTGAAGACAGGGAAGCCATACTTATCAATGAATCCCTCGTAGCCCCATTCCATAGGAATGAACAAA